TCACGCATCCGTCAAGCACTTGTGTGCTGTTTCTGTGGGATGGCATCCCAAAGCCGGATCAGGCCAGCCGACAGATCAAAAAAGAACCCCGCCAGCGCAGGCGGGGTCCAGTCGCGATCCGGTGGGTGTCCGGTGCTCGCCAGCCCGCCGAGAGACGGTAGCGGGGTGGCGTGGGTGGGAGGTAGCAGATCGATCGGGTTTGAGTCTAGTTCCTTCTGACTAGGTCCAGTCCAGCCGGTAGGTTTCAGCGCCGCATCGTCCGTACTTCCGTACTCTCTCTAAAGAGAGAGAGTACGGTACGTACGTTCGGAACGCCTTTGCCAACCGTACGAAACGTACGAAAGTACGGTAAAAGTACGGTAGTACAGACGCACTGCGTCATGAGTCTTTGGCCATGACCAGCCCGCTTGAGCGCACTGCGTCAATGACCGCCCATCCATGCTGCAGGGGCTTCACAAATCCCGAGTCCAGCAACTCGCGGATCAGGCGACCCGGATTCCCGGCCGGCCGAAGGTGCCCCTCCACCGTGCTGCTGCTCCAACCCATGTTGGCCTCCAGGTACGCCCTCAGTGCCGACCGGCTCACATATGGCGCCCCTTCCGTCACTTCGGCCCCAGATGCCCACCATGCGTTCTCGAACGTCTTCCGGTGTCGGGACAAGGCCGACTCCTTTTCGGCGGCCTGCGGGGCTTCTGCTGCGTCAAGCACGGCGCTTGTGACCGGTGCGCCATCCCCATCCAGCCAACCGGGGATCTCCACCGACTTGAGGGAGGCGAACACCGGCTCCAGCATCTCGGCGTCTTTGCTCTTGCGCTGGTGAATCCCGATCGGCCGGTCATCTTTGGCTGGCACCACGCTGATTTCGATGTCGAGGGCTCCCCGCCATGCACTGCTGCCACGAGCCCGGCCCTGTGCCTCTTCGTTGACGCCGGTGTGATGCACAAGGAGGACGCTGCACCCAAACTCGCCCATCAGGCTGGCGCAACTGTCCAGCATGGATCGGGCGTCCTGTGCGCTGTTCTCGTCGCCGGATAGAAACCGATGGAGGGTGTCGACGACGATCAGAGACGGCCGGACGCCGATCGCCCGCACATTGTCCACGACGCGCCGCAGGCCCTCGGCTTTATCGAGGTCGCACCCGTCGCGGGACAGCCACATCGACAGGCGGTCCGCGCCGTGGTGGACCTTCCACGCCGCCACGCGACCCCGCAGGCCGTGGTGGCCCTCGCCGGCCAGATAGACCACCGGTCCCGGCTTCACCCTGCAGCCCATCCAGTCCTTTGCGCCACTGGCCAGCCGCAGGCACCAGTCAAGGACCACGAAAGTTTTACCTCCGCCCGATGGGCCGTGGACCATGATCAATGCCTGATCCTGAAGCCAGCCCTTCACCAGCCACGATATCGGGGCAGGCTGGCTGGCGAAATCATCGGCTGGGATCAGCCAGTCGGCTGCCCGAGGCGCAAGGAGGGACGCGAGATCCTTGCCGGCTTGAACGTAATCGTTGGCGTCACCTGGGATAGGCGGCACCACGTACCGCAGACCGTGCTTCGCCGCCGCCTGCTCGGCGTATCTTTGGCCTACGCCACCCTTGTCATTGTCGGCGACGATGCAGAGATCGGCACCGGGCGCCGTCGATCGCCAATGGCCCGCCACGGGGACGAGGTTGGAGGCGCTGTAGGCCACCACGACAGGCCGGCCGGTGACTTCGTGGACGGTGGCGCCGGTGGCGTAGCCTTCGACGATGTAGGTGACACCGTCCGGTTCAGTCAGGCCAATCACCGTGAAGCATCCGCCCGTCTGCCCGCCCGAGTGGTACAGCTTGCCGCCGCTGGCATCGATATATTGAAGGCTGGCCAGCTCGTCCTCTGGCGAGTAGAGCGGCGCCACAAGCCGCCCGTCACCCGTCACCCGGAGGCCGTGGGGCTTGATCCCCTTGCGCACCAGGTATGGGTGATCGGCCGGCGCCGGTCCAAGGTCGAACCAGATGCGATCGACGATCGCGCCGGCCACCTCGTGCCGCTGCTCGGCGTCGGCGTCGCGCTGTGCCCGCACCTCGGCCATACGCCGGGCGTGTTCGAGTTCTTCGGCGGCAGTGAGTGTCCGGCCTGTCTCTGCCCGCCACGGCTCGTCGACGCCGGTCTTCCAGCAGCCGAACCGGCCAGCGGGGAGGTTGTCGCCATACGCGATGTACCAGCCGCTTTTTGCCTTGTCGGAGGCGTCGACCTTGAACCGGTGAATCCGGCCGTCGAGGGTGATCGCCGGTGGATCGATCCCATGCATCCGCATAGCGTCGGCGAGCTGTTCTTGTGGGGTGAGCGTCGAGAGGTCTTCTGCGACGTAGACACGAGGAAGTTTAGCCACGGTTCACGCCCTTACCCTTGAGGTAGGCGTCAAGGGTCTGCAGCGTCGACAGCGACGGCGTAGCCCCAGCCATGATTCGGTACAGCGTGTCCGTCGATAGGCCAGTGGCCCTCGAGACGGCCGAAAGATTGTGGTCCTTGAGCAAGGCCCTGATTTCATCTGGTGTCATCATGCGGTGATCCTCCCTAGCGATTGCGCTTGACCGTACGCATGAGTGCGGTTAGTGTCCAGCACGAAGGCGCAACCGGATCACCCGACCGCGCCACTAAAGGAGGCCATGTGGCCATTAGTCTGAAACGAACGGGCGCCCTCGCCCTGCCTTTTGTGAAGGTGTTGATCCCCGGTGAGTCCGGCGCCGGCAAGACCCGCGCATGTGCCCACCTTGACGACGTCGTGATTCTCAGCGCCGAAGAAGGGCTGCTGTCGATTCGTGACCAGAACAAGCCCTACATCCAGATCAACAGCATTGGCGATCTGTACGAGGCCTATGAATGGCTCACGTCGTCGACGGAGGCCAAGGCCTTCAACGCCGTGGCGATCGACAGCATCAGCGAGATCGCCGAGGTCGTGCTGGGTGAAGAGCGCCGCAGCGGCAAGGGCGCCAAAGATCCCCGCGCTGCATATGGCGAGATGCAGGACAAGATGGCCGGTGTCATCCGCGCATTCCGCGACCTATCAGGCCACCACGTCGTCATGACGGCCAAGGTCGAGAAGGGCGCTACCGACATGGGCGAGGTCCGCTACTGCGCGTCGATGCCGGGGAAGAAGTTGACGGCGGACCTTCCCTACTACTTCGACGAGGTGCTACCCGTCCGGGTTCACCGCACGGGCGAGACGGTGGAGCGGGTGTTTCAGTGCCGCGACGACGGCATCTGGCATGCGAAGGACCGGTCCGGGCGCCTCGACATGTGGGAGCCGTATGACCTGAAGGCATTGATTCAGAAGATCGGCGGTGGCCGGTGAGCCCGATTGAATACAAGATCTCCGACCTCGCTGGCGAGTGGTCGCAGGCAAAGGAAGCCGAACGCGCCGCCATCGAACGGCGCCGCGAGATTGAGGACGCGATCGGGCGCCTCATGAAACTGCCCGATGTGCTCGACGGCACCGAGCGTCTCGACGTCAACGGCTGGGAGATCAAGGTGACCGGGCGCATTGATCGCAAGGTCGACACCGACGCCCTGCAGGAGCTGGCCCGCGAGGCTGGCCTCACCGACCACCTCACGGCGTTGTTTCGCTGGAAGGCAGAGATCAACGCAAAGGCTTGGGACCGCGCCGCAGACGACATCACACGCCCCCTCACCGGGGCAATCACAACGAAGCCGGGCCGCCCGAGCTTCAGCATCACGAAGAAAGAAGAGGGTTGATATGGCAAAGCTCGGACAGACCTATGTGGCAGATGACCTCCCGAAGAGCGATCGGGATTTCTCCCCCCTGCCTGATGGCTGGTACGCCGTCACCGTCAGCGAAGCCGACGTCAAGGCGACGAAGGCAGGCACCGGCAGTTACATCAAGATGCGGCTGGATGTGACCGGCCCCAGCCACCAGGGGCGCGTCATTTTCGGGAACATCAACATCCGCAATCCGAACCCGAAGGCAGAGGAGATCGGGAATCAGCAGCTCGGTGAGTTGATGCGGGCAA